TAGCTGAGCGGGTTGAACCGACTGTTGGGCAACCAAGGGCCCCGGCCCCCGAGAGGGGTGGTAGGGTTGAACCCACGCTCGCCCCCGATACGACGCTTCTTAGGCCGACAACCCCCGCTGGTCCTAATGTAGAAGAGCAGATTAGCGGCATTATGGCCACTCTGCCTGTTACAAGAGAAGAAGCCGCGCAGATCGTAACGGCTAGAAATGCGCGTAAAAGTGAAGAAGCGGCGGCGCTCTACCCACCAGTCTTGCAACCGGTGCCTACAGGAACAGCTACCGAAGAGCGCCTGCTGGATATCTATAACCAGTATATCGAAGCCGGTTTCCCTCCCGATCAAGCTGAAACACTAGCTCGGGAAAGACTTATTCAAGAAGAAGCAGATGATGCGGCAGCGCAAGCTGAAGCTGGAGCAGCGCCCACCCCGTCGGCAGGAGAAACCCGTGTTGACCAATCTGTCGATACCACAGGTGGAGTTGGCACTGAAATGGCTGGCGTCCCCGGAGGAGTCCCCCCCACCGAGGGAGTTGCTGGGGCTGAATCAACTGGAGTGGTTCCTCCTACAGAAGATGCTGGACCAACTGCTACTGGAGAAACAGCACAGCCCAGTGCAGTAGAACCGCCCTTTGCCTCAGTAAGCGAATTTGTTGATGCGGTAAAGGCTAGAGATCCTAGGACTCAAACCGAGGAAGCGCGTAAGTATGCCAATGACAACGTTGACGAGATAACGCGGGAGTTTCAGCGGCGGGCAGACGAAGAACGTAAAAAATTTGAAGCTGAAAACGCCCGTTTAAATGAACAAATAGCCGCTGAAGACGCCCGTTTTGAAGCTGAAGATAAAGCTCAAGCAGAGCGAATTGCAGAAGCCGAATCAGTCGGCTACCGAAATGCAGAGGCAGCATTTGATACTGCCTATTTGTACTCAAGCCTAGATGATGCGATTGAGGGCCACAGAGAAAATGCTCAAGATACCTTAACTGAGCAAGGTAGGAAGTCTCAACAAGAACGCGATGCGACTGAGGCTGCGTTTAATCGCAGAATTGAAAAGCTAAAAGAAGCCAAAGCCGCTGAAGACGCCCGTCTTAAAGCTGAAGCCAAGACCGCCGACTACAGCGTCACGTTGCAAGACAGCACCGGTCGCACGACCACACTATTCATTAGCGGAGACTCAATAGATGCGGAAATTGCTGCCGGAGTTCCCGAAGAGCAAGCCCGTGAAAACCATGAAAGAAATGCTTTTGAAAATGCGATTGCCAAAGGGGAGATTAACGAAGACGCTTGGCTAGCCGATACTGCGGAGTACGACGCCGCTGAGAAAGCGTCAAGAGACAACCAAGGTAGCCCAGATCAAACGCCGTCCACGACAGGCTTTGCTGCGACAGGGGTTGATACACGTGCCGGTGGGGAAGCTCCCGTTACTAAGCGTGGCCGTAAGAAGGTTGTTCGTACGGCGGAAGAACAGGAAAAGTACGACCAAGAACGCAAAGACACCAGCCAACTGCTGACTGATATTGAGCGGCAGCGAGCCAAGGCGCTGAAAAAGTTTAAAGCTGCTGAAGAGCCTCTAGACGAAGGCTCCTTTGCCAACGAAGAAGAACTACAGCAAGCACGAGATCATCAGCGCACTTACAGAAAAGAAGCCATACGGGATCTGCTTGGGTTAAGCATGATGCCTCAGGTTAAGGGGCGGGCTGTAGGTAAACGGATAAAGGCAGACCTAGACTCACTGCCTGCGCAGGAAGTGGCTGATATCCGTAAGGGTATTGAAGCTCAATCTAGCGTGCGTAAAAAGAGCAGCGAGGCTGCGGGGGTCATTCGCAAAGTCAACCCCGATATTGTTAAAGCCACTACCCTTGGGCAGGCGCTTCAAGCCGTTCTCAAAACCGGCACGCCCATGCAGAAGTTTTTTGTTAAACGACTACTGCCGTTAGTGAAGGACGTTAGGTTTGTAGTCCTATCGCCCGAAGTGATGGATTCCGAGCCCGAACTAATTGGGGTGGTCGGCTTTTTTGAAGAGGGGATTGTCGCAGTACGCGCCGCCTCTAAAGGAGCCCCCAACGGAGTTAACAACGTAACGGTATTGCACGAGGCGCTGCACGCAGCTGCGCACCTAAAACTTGCTGCTGTTATCACAGCAGGTGGGTTGCGTGGTGGAAATGACCAAGCTAGTGTTGCCGCTAGAGAAATCGCCGACTTGATGGCTCGGGCGGAACGAACATACAACCGAGTTACAAAGAACGGCGCTAGGTTTCCTACCGAGGGCCTTCTGCGTATGGCGGAACTGGTGTCCTCTTCGCGGCGCGAATTCTTTACTGACCCTGAGGAGTTCTTGGCTTACGCGCTCACTGACGATGCGTTCCAAGCATTCCTACAAGATTACGTAAAGCCTCCGGGCAAAGCGTATACCGGTCTTAGCGGGTTTGTTAAATCTATCGGCAAGCTGCTTAATCTTAATGTACAGGGCCCCGCTGAAGTTGATGATGCTCTGTTCCAGTTAGTTATTGCCACTGATCAGTTGCTCTCGGCACCGGTCACTGAGCAGATGCGGGAAGCCCTAGCTAACCGCAAGCAAGAAACCAAGTTTTCCCGTGGGCCGACTCCTCCCCCCGGTGGCCCGGTAAGAGATGAGCAAATAGCTCGGGGCTTAGGCGCACGTAGTCCTAGGGAAATTCAGAACGACGTAAACAACGCGCTCCGTGGACTTGAGCAGTCCACCGACTCTGAAATGTATAAGCGCGTCGGGATGCTGCAACGTGCTCGTGAGGAAGGAGATATTTTACTTCCCCTAAAAGAGCTGTACAGCAAAGCCGACTACAAAGCGCGGACCATACTTGCTAATGCGGTTACGTTTGACTTCCTCGGGCGTTGGACCGAAGGCACGCTGCCTTCTATTAAGGACACTTATGTAGTTGTGCAGAAGCTGCTCGGGCACATAAACGCTTTGCAGGAGGCTGGGATCAAGCAGGTGCAGATGCTTGATAGGCACTTCAAAGCTGAGCGTGGGCTTGAGGATAAGATCAATGAGCTTGTGTACACAGCGACCATAGCTGAGGTTGATCCAGCTAACCCGCAGTCTTTGGACAAGTCCCCGATACTGACGCAGATGTTTAACGCGCTGACGGACCGGGGCAAAGAGGCGTACCGACAGGTTATTGGGTTCCACGAGGATCTGAGGGATTACTACGAGTACTTGCTTGATAAGAACATCCGGGAAATCCCGGGCATTGCAGATGAAGTTAAAGAGAATCTGCTGACCAAGATTTACGAGAAGTTCAGTCAAGAGCGTAAGATCGAGCCGTACGTTCCCTTGGTGCGGGACGCTGGAGATTTTTGGCTAGCTGTCGGCACCGGAGCCAACACTCAGGTTTATATTTACGAGTCTAGGGAAGAGCGCGCTGCGGACGCTAGGCGAATCGCAAGAGAGCAGTACAACAACGCTGCGGTAAACGATCTGCTAGAGGGCGGTGAGTTTGGGGAGGGTAATGATCTCAACGGACTTAGAGCGCGTATCGACGTCCGAGGAACTTTGCTCTCTGACTTGTTTGACGCAATCGACTACCGTGTACCTCGGGACAACATCACTGGAGTCGGTACCGACACTGCCAAAATAAACGAGCAGCTCAAGAACGATCTGTTTGATTTATGGCTGGCGCTACTGCCTGAGCAAGCATTCCGTAAGCAGTTCCACGCACGTAAAGGTCGGGCTGGCTACCGCCCAGATATTCGGCGCAACATAGCCTCGCATATAACTAGGGTTGCTCCGGTACTCTCCCGCTTGCGCTACGGCACAGACCTTCGTAATCAGCAAGAGCGGACTAGGCTTCTTACAGGCAGTCGAGAGGATCTAACTCCTTTCAAGGAGTCGGTCGATGAGCGCGTAAATGCGATCATGAGCCCCACCAAACGCGGCGCTTGGGATGCAGTTGCAGGGGCTGCCAATAAGCTGACGTACCTGACGTACCTTACTGGGGTATCTACATCTTTGCTTCAGCCGTTTGGCATGTTCATTTCGTCTTTGCCAATCATTGCTGCCAATCACGGGGCTAACCCTGCTTCAGTCCTCAAAGAACTGACCCGAGTAATTGTCGATCTTAGGCAGTACGGTATTACCAAGAAGTTGCCCAATGGGGAAATTCAGTACGTTGCACCTTCGCTGTTAAATAGTAAGAGATTGTCGCCAGAGGAGCGGGCGGCTGTTCAGGCTATGGTGGATATGAACGTATCCACTCAGACCTATACCGGGTTTATCTGGGATGCTGGGCGTGAAGAAACCTCATCGTCTAGGAATCCTTTTATTAGGGCTGGGGGTAAAGCCGCCGACGTAGTGATAAACGGGCTGCTGCGCAACACCGAGCGCCTTACACGTGAGGCTACTTTCCTTACTAGCTATCGGGTGGGCCGTAGAAATGGGCTGACCCACGAAGAAGCTATTCTGCAAGCAGCTAGCGATACAAAAGAGTCTTTGGGAGACTACGATCTGGCTAGTCGTCCGCAGTGGATGCGTACTCCTCTGGGTCGCGTGGCGTTTGCCATGAAGATGTATCCGGTTGTTGTGATTCAGCAGCTATTTGGCAGCCTCATCAAATCGCTTCCGGTCCTGAACCGGGAAGGTAAAAAGCAGGCTGTCGCTAAGTTTGCCGGGATCATGATGACCGCCTCCATGCTGGCGGGCGTTTACAACGCCCCATTTGCGGATCTTATTATTCGGATGCTGGCTGGTCTGCTCGGCGACATGGACGATGATGATCTGCCGGATGAGCTTAAAGACAAAGACCCGGTGCTCTGGTTTAAGACCGTGTTCATGCCCTCCAAGTTAGGGCACATTAAAATTGCTGATGTGCCTTTAGACCAAGTGTTAGGCGAAGGCTTGATCAGCTCTATCCTGAATAAGGACTTCGGGTCCCGTATTGGGCTTAACGATCTGTGGGCACGCGACGGTAAACCCGCTGGGAATACTCAAGAAGCTATAACAGCGTTCATGATCAGTTACTTCGGTGGCCCGATTACAAGCTACGCGCTGTCTATGGGTAAAGCGTATGAGGATATGATGATTGGGGATTACAAGCGTGCTTTTGAGCGAGTTGTCCCGCTTGCCCACGTGCGTAATGCCATGATCACAGATCGTGTGAGTAAGGAAGGATACACATCCCCCAAAGGCGAAGTTGTTCCGCCCGAGTACGTCAGTCAGGCTGATCTTGCTTGGCAAGCTATGGGTGTAAGCCCAGCGGATGTGGCAGCGGCTAGGGAATTGTCGTTCAAGAAAACGGGAGTTGAGCAGCGCATTCTTAAAGAGCGCGATCTTCTAATCCGCAGGATCAAGCTGTCTTTCGACAAAGACGACTTGAGTCTCAGAGACAAGGTTGTCAGTCAGCAGATACCCAAGTTCAATGCTAACAATCCGGAATATAAAATAGAGCCGGAGCAGTTGATTGAAATACTTGAGGCGTATCTTGAGTCTAAAGCCGCATCTCGTGTGGGCGTTAATCTTGACGAGAAGACCGTGCGTATTTTCGGAGAGGCGGTGGACAGAATGGAATCCCGCGTTGAGGACCGCACCAAAAAATAAACCCCCGATTGCCGGGGGTCTAAGGGGGGAAGGAGCTAACTTCTGAGAGAGTCACAGCCGAATACTACGCTAGACCCTCCAGACGCGCAATCCTTTTACCCCGCCCTCAATAACTACCTTAATAGCAATATCAATCTGTAACCGCTTAACCGTAGCGCGTACTTGCTTCTTCGCTTTGCCGTGGTCGATGCAGGGGATAAATACAGAATACCCCCTATAGAACCTGCGCCAGTCCACGCTATAGCTGATGTTCTCTATCCTCATTACCCGTAATGTTGTCCAAGTTGAAGAATTGATCCCGGCTGGTGTTTAGCTCTAGCGTACGTACCGGAGGGGCAATGATCTTCATGCCCTTGGCCATGCGCTTATTCGCAATGCCGACACAGATCCGTTTGGATTCTAGGTGCGAGACAAGATCTTTGTAGCCTATCTGCCGCTCGGCGCAGTACTTTCTCAGTGCTGATACTGCGATATACATACGCTTAGTATCAGGCTCGTACCTGATAGACAACTCCCCTCTTGGTTCTAGGATGGGGGCCGCGTCTAAGTTTGTGCGTGAGTCAACCTTACCGTCTACCACCAGCACATTTTGCAAGTGCGAGTCGATGAATTGGCCGAGGATCTCAGTCATATCCATAGTCGGCGAGCCAACATCGTCCCGCATACTAATCATCGTGTCTTTAAGCCAGTCGTAGACGGCCTTCATATCGTAGTCGTGCAGATTAAGGCGCTTGGAGATTAGCCCTCCGGTGATGTTGCAGGCAGCGATTGCAGACCAGAACCGCTCCCTAGAAGTGAACTGTACTTCGGCGTCGATCTTAGCTTGGACTTGCCTAAGAGTAGCTATAGCTTCTTCCAAGTTGTTGACTAACCACTGCGCGAAAATGTCTCCGGCGTAGCCGTAATTTTCCAGAAGCGTGTGATCAAACATCTCTTTGCCTTCAGCCGTCGAGATGATTTCGCTTGGGGCGATCCTGTACTCAAACAACCGCATCGACTCCCCGTCAGGTGAGTCCTTAGCTAGCCCCATCTTCTCGTAGAAAGAAGCGTTTGCTGAAGTTAGCGTAATGCCCTGCCAGCTAGTCAGATTGACGCGCTCTTCGTTAGCCGAGGCCTTCATGCGATTCTTGCCCCGCCCTTGGCTGATGCTATACGCAAGATCAGAAAACTCTTGGGGGCTGGTGTTCGTGATCTCGTCGATAGTGTTGGCTAGGTTATTCATAACCCCCAGCCGGTGCATCTTCACGTTGAACGTGTCTTTCCACATGGACCCTAGCTTCTTAGGGTGCCCTACTACGCTGTTGCACACGTAAAGCGTAGTTGATTTTCCTGAGCCAGACTTGGGGTAAATGACGTTGATGATTGCGCCACTGACGCCTGTGAATTTGAGCAGGAAAGACCCGAACCCGGTCAGTGCAGCAAACGCATTCGGCTCAAGCCCCTTTCTAGCGTACAGATTAAACACCTCTTTCCACTTTTCCAACGACCCTTGGGGCTTCATGCTCTCAGCTATGCTGCTAGTCGTCGAAGTCGGCGGGCTGTAGAACACGCCGTCTTTAGTTATTTCTCGATCCCCTATGATGATCTTGGAATCTTTGTCTGTCCATCCAAACTGTGTTCGCATAATCTCAGCCTTATTAGTTACTTGTAAGTTTTTGACCGAGGTGATCAGATAGTTAAACAGGTTCTTAACTTGAGAATCCCCCGCCGCAACCCCGTGCTTGGCCAACTCTTCCCGCAGCTTTTCTTTAACCACGAGCGAGGCGAGCGGTATTGGAAACTCTTTCAACCCGTCTCTAGGTAAGTGGAGGTTAATTAGAGCTGTTTCACCCAGTACTGGATCGGTCATCCGCTTAGTGACGTACAACGTGTTCTCATAAATCAGCGCGGGATCACTGTCACCTATGTTCATATAAATAGCGCCAGACTTAGCGCGAAAGTAAGGTGGGGGTATGAACCCTGCCGATTTGGGCTGCTCTACTTCCGCGACTTCCTCAGTTTCTTCTTCAGTAGCCGCCTCTATCTCCAACCCCAGCATAATCGGAGAGCGGATCTTGTCCTTGTACTGACACCCCCCGCATAGCTCAGGATTTTCGTTCGCGAACGTAGTGCATAAATGAGGGCCGCCTATGTCCGCAGCTTTAGCCTCGGTATCCCCGGGTCTATATTGAGGATGCCTTTCGGACATGAAGTGGATAGCCCACTCCCTATCTTCGCAAAACGTAGCGACAGATAGCGCCGAGCGCCACAAGTTGTAGCTGATTGAGTCTTGATTCTCGTAGCAATGCTGGAGCTGCGCGCACCCGTCGCCCTTAGCCGTCTTGAGCATGATCGCCTTGAATTGCTTCTTGGCGCTGCTCTGTAGCAAGGACATCAGAGGGCTGAGCCTGCGAGGGGCAAACTCCCGCTCAACTACCTCAGGTGCTTGAAGAAGCTCTTTCCAAAACTCGTAAGACTTAGCTTCGTATACGGAGTTAAGGACAACTACTTCTTTCGGCTCCTTAGACTGCTTGAAGTTGTACGTGCCCGGAATACGCAGCACACGTGACGCCTCAAACACAGAAGGGTCTACGTGCAGCCCATTTTCTAAAGCAAGCGCCCGCAGTCTTTTCGCGAGCGAATTCCAAGCGTCTCGGCGCAGAGTCTCTGACAGAATCCAATAGAAGTGCAGCCCATAGCCAGAGTTGACTATGACCGGTCGCGGCAGTCCCTTGGCTTTGCAGAAGTCACGTACAGCCTCAAGGCCAGTAGCTTGGTCAATGTAGCCCGCTACTTTCCCGTACTTGTCAGGCGTAGCTTTCTCTTCGCCGCAGTCGATGTCCATCCACAAAGCGCGGAAGTACTCGGCGTTTTCATGCTTACGGTTGTTGAGAGTGCCGTACTTAGCGCACCCAAAATACACGTTTCTGTTCTGGCTGACGTATGCCTGTGCTTGCTTGTCGAACTCATCGCGATCATCAAACAGCTCTTGCCTAGCGTTCAGTCCGATACCAACAACGCAGTAACGCCCTTCTTCAGGGAGCACTACGTCCAGCAAATCAAAGTTGCTTTCCATCAGGCACCGCAGGGGGGGTTGTAACGGGGGCGAACCCCCGTTACCCGGATTATTTACGTGTTAGGCAGGTAATGAAGGTACGGATCGCGCCTATCTGCCCTTCGCTGGGGGCGTGTCTGCCGAGAAACCAATTGTAGATGGTCTGCCTAGACACCTTGAACCGCTCAGCAACTACAGAGACAGGGACGCTATTCGCGACACACGCCTTACCTAACATCACGCCTAACTTTTCAGTGTCGGCGCTTTGCACCGCCAATACCGTTTGTTGGCTATATCCGTAAGTCATTTACTGCCCTTCACTGCTCCAAGCAGAAACCACATCGGCTAACGACTTCTTATCCGTAGGGTCTGGCTCAGCGCGTTTGGTGCTTGGCCGTTTGACCGGCTCGGCATCCTTTTGCTGGGTTACGGGGGCCGGAAGAGCCTTGGCGCTGGCCGAAGAGAAGTTCATCAACACCATAGCTTTGGTTGGCTCAGAACCACCCGCCGTCTGCACGACTTCGTGTTCGCGGCCGTTGATGTACCTTGCAGCGTCAAACAGCACCGACTGGTTGTCGTTGTCCTCGTTAAACGAGATACGGGAAACAACGTAGTCAACGCTCTTGCCGTGGCTACGCAGGTACTTGTGGTAATTCTCAAACGTGTGGCTGTCGCCCACGTTCTCGCCAAACAAGGATTTAGATGCAAGGTTCATTTGGTAAACCTCGCCCTCCAAGTTAGTACCAAAGTCCTGCTCAAGCAGCACCGCGATACGACGGGTGTACCGACAGGCTTTCGACTGCCCCATGCCAGAACCTTTTACATTGTTCGGGCAATCGTTGCAGTTCTTAGCTTGCGGGTTGCTCGCCTTTTCGTCGGGCTTGCGGCCATCGTTACTGAAGCAGTCGGGCGCAGTGGGGTCAGCATCCGGGCTCCAAGCGGTCGCGTAAAAAATACGACCGACTTCAGGGGAAGCGTTCACGATGATCGCGTTCAGATCCCCCTTAACTTTGCCCATCTCGTCGCCACCAACAACCAAACGGAAGATGCCGTTCTTAGGCACAATCCGCTTACCCCCTGTGCTACCGCCACCACCGCCAAGCTGCTTAGTAAGCTCGCTGACACCTGAGGTACGGAGAAAATCGGGGAGGTCACTGCCGAGGATCAAGTTGCTCATCTCTAACTTTCCTTTGAACGTCTAACGACCACGGTAAACTCCCGCTCGATATTAAGACCGGCGGGTTGCACATCGGGATTCTCTTCAAGAAACTGCTTCATGTGAGTCTGATGAAGTCGCTTCTCTAGCAAGGCAAACGCATCGTGCTGCTTAATAAACCGATACATCGAATCCCAATCGTTCGTCCAGTACCGTGACTTGACCGAGCGAACGATGGTGCCTGCGTTGGTACGAATACTGTCTGCGCCTACCTTCTTGCAGATTTCCAGTATCTCTGCTTCTATAGCCTTCATCTCTTGATGGATCGCTCCATCCTGCGCTTCAAACTCACGGGCAAGGCTGGCCCGCTTGTCTCGCATCTTGATGTAGGTCTCCGTCAGTTTTTCTAACGGAACCCCCGAAATGACGGGGGCCTCTTGGGTGTCCTGCACGTTAGCTCCTTCGTGTCTGATCTGCGTAGTATACGCGATCACTTAACTTTGTCAAGTAGTCGCTTGCTCTTCGGCAAGTTCTTGTCGGTACAACTCTACAATTTTTTCATGCAGGGAGATGTTGCCGCGCAGCAAACTGTACAGCCTGCCCTCGACGGGGCTGCCCTTGATATGCACCACGGTCATTGTGTTCTTCTGGCCGGGACGGTTAATACGGGCGTTGGCTTGAAGGTATGTCTCTACGCTAGTGACAGGCGCGTACCAAATGATGGTGTCGGCAGCGGTTAGCGTGAGTCCGTGTGAGGCGGCTTGAGGCTGTATGACTAAGACCTTCGGACTATCTGACTCTTGGAACCGTTTGACGATCTCAGTACGCTTGGATACAGATACGCTTCCGTTGATGATGTCGTTGCTTACACCGTTCTTAGTAAGGTAAGCTGATATCTGCTGGATTGCGTGAGTGAACGGTACAAAGATAAGTACTTTGTTACTGGACTCTTCGACAACCTCCAACGTAGCTGACAGGCGAGTTGATGCATCGAATTCGATCACCTCCCCGGCGTCTGTGTAAACCGAACCACAGGCGATCTGCAACAGCTTGCTCAGCTTTACGGCTGCGTTTACAGCCGACACTTCTTCCCCAGCCGCTTCGATCAACAGCTCTTTCTTTAGCTGATCGTAGTACTTTGATTGCTGGGATGTCATAGGCGCATCTCTATCCAAGAAGGTGACCTCAGGTAGGTCTATGCAATCCTTTTTGATAAACCGGATGGCGGGCTGCAATACTTTGTGTACTACGTCTTTAGCTTCGGGACGAGGAGACCACCGATACGGATACACGGGGGTCATGACCATATCCCTAAAGTGTGAGAAGAACGGGGGCACACCTGTCGGGTTCACTAGCTTAGCCAGACCGTAAGCGTCGGCGGGGGACTGCGCCGCTGGGGTGCCGGTAAGCATCCACAACCCTTTAATCTGCCGCATCAAGTCGCGCAGTGTTTTCCAGCGGAGGGTTTGCGAGTTCTTATACGCTGACGCCTCATCGACTACGATAAGGTCAAAGCCGCCTTGCAGTATCTCCGCTTTGCAAATCTGTACCCCATCATAGTTAATGATGACGAACTCGGCGTTCGACTTAAGTATGCTTTTACGCTTGTTGGGACTGCCATAAGCTACTTCAGCGCGTCTGTGTACCGCGAACTTAAACAGGTCTTGCAGCCATGCGGAGTGCATGATCGACAATGGGCAAATTATTAGTACCCGCTTGATAGCTTTAGCGGATAGCAAATAGTCAGACGCCCAGATGACCGAGGCGGTCTTGCCCGTACCTTGCTCGTTGAAGCAGAACGCTCGTGGTCTTTCGGTTAGAAACGCGGCTGTATCTTTTTGATGTAGGAATGGCGCGATGCCTAGAGGGCAAGGCCAGTTGTAGCCGCTCATTAGCTCCTTCGGTTTATTCATCCTTTCTTCGGCCTTTCTTTCTTGCTCGTTTCCGAGACTAGGTTGTGATTGTTGTCTCGCCGGAAGGAACGATTTTTAGCAGCCGGCTCTATCCGCAAACCGTGCTTGTTACTGCCGCCTTTATCTAGGGCGCGCACATGGGCAACATCTTTACCCTCACGCGCATCGGCCTTACCGTTCCCGTTAGAGTCCTCACCGTTCTTGTCGATCTTCGCTCGGGCTCGTTGACGTTCTAGTCGGCGAGCTTGTTCTCCGCGAGTTAGTTGTTGTTGGTACTCTTTCTTGTAGGGGCGAGGTTTATTAACGTAGGGCATGATCAACTCCGATTGTGTTCGCATGTACGCACGGGGCAGAACTTGCACAGAGGCCCGCGTACTGGGTTCCAGACGCCTGAATCTTTGGCTTTTTGCATACGGTCCAGATCTACAACCGCAGACTGGACGTACTCAGCCTTCTTGTCCGAGTAGTGCGTCTTCTTAACTATGTCGTTGCTAACCACAAACAGCAGCGCAGACTTGATCTGGGTTACTTCAGGGAAGTGAGCAAAAACCCCGACCGCCATATAGTCTAGCTGCTTGAGGTCTGCATACCTAGCGTTCTTGCTGGTCTTGTAGTCGATCATGTGGGCTAGCTGCTTATCTTCATCGACTACAAGGAGGTCGATGATCCCGTGCCACCACACATTCGGGGCATGAAACGCGCAAGGGCCAAGCTCTCTGGTCAGCCCAAGCTCCAGTTCACAGTGCTTCCTACCCGGAATACTTTGCAGCACGGACAAAACCGGGTTCATGTACTCGTACTTCTTTGGTACGGGTACGTTATCTCGCATATGATCTTCAGCAGCCTTATGTACTGCACTGCCGTACAGCGCGGCTTCATGCGGCTTGTCTACTACGTCTTGCACTACCTTCAAGTGATAGTACTTACGTGGGCACTGCTGGAAAGTTTTAAGGCTGCTGAAAGACCATACCGTACTCATCACTTAACCTTCTCAAGTTCTTCTATTAGCTTGTTCAAGTACCACTGCGCTTTTTTAACGTCTTCTAACCTATTCTTAGACTCGTACCTCCACAGGTACTTAATCGTATTCGCAACGCACACGGCTTGGATACCGGGCTTGTTGATCGTCGCGGCGGCGATAGCGTCGATGCACTCGATGGCACCGTTACGATAGTGCTGAGGGTTGATGCTGTCGTTGCTCATCTTCCTTCCTTTGTTTAAGTTTCATTCTGTACCGCTGCGTCCTTTGAGCGGTGGTCTTAGCTTCGTAGGGTTTGCGAGCGTCGGGCATGTCGCCTATCCCGTACACTTTAAGGATGTAGTGATGCTGTTTGTTCCTGCGCCAGCCAACGATGTGCGCTGATCCTGCCTTGTGCATTGCTCGGGTATAGCGAAGGACAGTAACGTAATGTAGTCCTGTCCGTTCTGCTAGCTCCGCGCATGTGTACACACCAGCCAGCATCTCCTTGACCAGCAACGCGAAGCTCATCGCGTTAACTTTTACTTGGTTAGGCACGTTACTTCGCCCACCCACTCAGTTTGGCAATCTCTGCACACGCGCACTCGTAATGCGCTGGGCCCCATGACCAACAGTTTTTGGCGTGGATAACTTGTGGTGGCTCGGCCTGCTGCACATGCGCGGCGACAAGGTTGGCGAAGCGTTCAAGCCTCACTTCATCGAAAAAACGCATGGCATCGGTCCAACCAGCTTCTCGCGCTAGCTCAATAACCTCTTCTCGGTTCATGTCTTCACCTTATTAAATAGCCACGCTGATGCCATGTCTGGGCGGGCTTTAAACTTAGGGATCACCGTACCTATCGAGGTCTTAACTATCTTTCGTTTATCGTTTGAGTTCGTACGTTCAACGAACTTCTTCGGCTCCATCTTTCTTGGAGTAACCATCCCTCAATCTCCAAAAGGATTTGTTTCCCGTGAAACTCTCGGTCACATAGCCCTGTTTCCACAGGTCTCTCAATAACCTGCCCGTATGGGTGTAACTCACCCCAATCTCTTCGCTCACTTGCCGAATAGTCTGTGGACCGTTCTTTTTAAGAAAGCGAATGATCAGGGTCTTGTTTGGGTGCATCAGAACGGGGCCGGTTCATACTCCTAACAATCGCCATAGCTCAATCCGTATTTGGCTTCACAATTCAAAGGGAGGTCTAACGCCCATGAGGGGCGTAACCGCATACACAATTCTACAAACTCTTGGCCAGTGGCCGCTTCACTTTCTGGTATCAGGCAAGCTATCGCGTCATGCACTGTCATAACCACCCGGTATTTGCGCGCAATCCGCAGCATCTGCTCACCTATGATGTTTCTTGCTAAGGCTTGGCACACATTCTCGACCACCTTCCCACCGTATATCTTGTTCTCCCCCTTGCGCGAGTCGTAAACATATTCAGACTGCTTCGTGTCGGGGTTGGTCACAAGCCTAAGATTGGGGTAGCGTAGGTACAACCCGTTCGGCAGTAAGATGCCCGCCTTACCTTCTACTTTGAGTAGATCATCTCTACCGAAGTAGCCGACTTTATCGTTCACTATCCAGTCAAGCACTTGGTTGCACTTGGTCCACAGCTTGGGGATCTTAGGGTACGTATCTCTGTACGTATCAATAACCCGCTGGGCTTCCTCCACGCTAATATCTACCCCAAATCCGGCTAGCTGCACCTTAAACTTGTTAGCGCCCATACCGTAACCACTACCAAGAATAGTGGTCTTGCCCACGAACCGCTGGTCGACTGTGATCTCCTCGACAGGGATATTGTAGATAGCTGATGCCATGATTCTGTAGACATCACGGCCTTCTTCAAAAGCCTGAACCAAGTCGTTCTGTCCAGCTAACCACGCTAGAGTACGCGCTTCAATCTGGGAAGAATCAGAGTCGCAGATCACGTACCCTTTAGGGGCCAAGATAGCTTTCTTCAGCGGAGACTTCCGAGGTAGGTTCTGAAGGTTGATCTTATCGTCCCCACCCCAGCGGCCAGTGTGCGCAGCGTAGTAGCGCAGTGGTACAGGCATCGGCCCCCGCTCGGCTATGCTGATGAACCGCTCGGTTCTTGTTTCTTCCAGCGTTGACTTAATCCCCAGCCGTGCGCTTACGATAGCCTGTACAAGCGGGGACTCGTGCTCAAGCAGAGCCTTAAACTCTTCGTCGTTTTTGGCAAATGCGTACGTCAGCTTTTTCGTAGTGGGGCTCACCTTCATGGGGGGCTTTACACCCAACTTGCACATCACCTCCGCTAGCTTCGGGTTACTCATAAGATCCTCTTTTATGTACCCTTGCATAGCGAGGCCCATGAGCAACACTTCTTTCTTATTCTGTACCTCTTTCAAGTGCTCCGTTAAAACCTCCACGCTAAGCAGCAAGCTAGGCTCTGACGACATACGCACCGTCAGGTCTATCAGGTCCAGCTCAAACATAGGGAATGTAGGGATCAGCTTCTGAAGCAGTGCAAACGTAAGCTCTACGTCGTTACAGCAGTACTGAGCGAAGCGGTCTAGTTCCTCGGGGTTGAAGTCGGTTCTATGTTTACCCTTGGTGTGCAGGACTTCTTCACCCTTGGCGCCAAGGTTGTAGTGCGTGGCTAACTTCGCGAGGCTACCGCTAACTTCTGTACCGTGCAGCGCCCGAGCCATACTAAGAGTATCAATCCACTTATTAGGACTAATACCGAAATGCCAGCGCAAGATAGCAGCATCGAAGACAGCGTTATGCGCGACCGCGATGTTCCGTTCAAAGTCAAACCGCTCTAGAAATAACTTCGTATCTTCAAGGGAACCAGAGAACCATTCGGGCTTACCGTCGTTCACCTGCACGGCTACACCGATAACTTCAAACTCCTCGCCGCGTATGTACTCTTCTGTAGTTAGCTTTGTAAGACTGAACTGTGTGTCGTAGTACGTCTCAAAATCAATCGTTAGAATCTTCACTACGATCCTCTTGGAACACCGTGGCCAAAACGCGCTTGTTGAATTCTTTGTAGCCTAATAAATTCAACCCCTCCCGAAGGGCTGTCGCCTCCACTGATGTAAAGGCGTTCCAGAAGTGGGGGTCACGCAATGTCGCGCTGCGTAACCACATAAACGGTCCACTGATGAACGCATCAGGATCACTGTGCAAACGCTCAAGAACAATGCGTACCGCTTCTCTAAAAGGTTCATTCATGTATGTTTCGTAGTATTTGCTGAAGCTCGTCTAAGTTGTTTTCGTGAACCACCAACGCTTGCCCCCCACAATTTCGTATTTGTTCCAGCTGTTTGTCCTGCAAAAGTGTGGGGCGCCCCTTACCGGCTTTGGCCTCGATTGCTAGGAACCGACCGTTCACGCAGCACAGGAAGTCTGGAACCCCGCTGTTGCCGAACGTCGAACCTATGGGCATAGCGTAGTACGCGCCATGTGCGGCTAGGATCGCCTTGATCTTCGCCTTTACTTTGGATTCAGGGGTCGCGGCCATACTGAATTGTACCCCCCGGCGCTTTACTTTGTCAAGGAGACTGGGCCCCTAACACTGTTAGGCCGCTACCCGAAATAGCCCC